AATGTTCCTTGAAATGTACTAGACAATACATCAGTTGCTTGTGCAAATCTTCCACCTACACCAAATACTCTATTAAATGCCTGTTCAGTTTGGAAAGCACTTATTTCAGCATTTTGAGAAAATCCTAATAGACTTGCTACACCTTTGTCTTGAAATATTCTTGCTGAGTTAATTCCTTTTGTAAAAGCTTTTGATATTTGTTCGGCAGATGTTTGAAAATCTAAACCTGTTATAGAAGCAACATTACCAACAATCTGTAAATTTTTTGTAAGATCATCAGTTGTTTTTGAAATAACTGCTAAGTTGTTTGCAGAATTTACTATGTCATCAAAAGCGAATGGTGCTTTACTAGCAAATTGAGTTAATATGTTAAATGCTTGTGAACCTTTTTCTACTGAACCAAATAAGAATGATAATTTATTTCTAGTTAATTCTGCTTGGCTTCCTACATTAATTAATGACTTAATAGTTATACCAGCACCAAGACCAGCTAAGGCATTTCTTAAATTAAATATTGAATTCTTAATTTCTGTAAATGCTTTAGAAGCATTGTCTATAACATTAAGTTTTATATTTAGTTGCTGATCTGCCATAGAGTTTCTCTTTATCTGCCTTCACTTTAAAGTAAGCTATCCAATAGTAAAATTCGTCTTGTGTCATACACAAAACTTCTTCCATACTCATTTTTAATTCTTGACCCAAAGCAAGTATGGAATACAACTCCGAATCAAATCTTACTTTTTTTCAGCTTCCTCGTAAGAAACACCTGCTAACATCTCGGTAGCAACTCTAGCTATAACATTTGCATCAGCATTATTCAATAATGTTAATTTGTCATCTAGCTTAAATATTTTATTTCCTTCAGCATCTTTGGCTTTTAAAACGATTGCATCTACCAATACTCCTAGATCATCATTCTTAGCACCTTTAAAAAGATTTCTTTTTTCTGCTAATGTAAATGGTGAGCAGTATATTATTAAAGGTTTGCCTTCCTCGCCCCACTCAGCTACCTCAATCTTTTTAATACCAAGACTTTCAAACTGTGCCTTCACTCTATCTATTACGTTCATTGTTCTTCCTCTATTTAATTAATTAACTTGCTGTTGATAAACTTAATGTACCAGTTCCTTGAAAAGATATTTCTGATTCAACTAATCCATCAAAAGAAGCAGATACAGATTTACCAGTTACTATTGCTGTTCCTGTGTAATATTTGTCTCCAGCAGTAGCACCTTCAAAATAAAATGATACTGTTATTTCAGCACCAACTACTAAAGCGATTTGTGCTGTGTCCACTTCGTCCATGTATAAAGATGCAGTTCCAGTCCAAGAAGTTAAACCTGTTTTATAAGTTCTTGTAGAATCTCCCATTGAAGTATCTTCAATAGTATCTCCAGTTGTTTCTAAAGAGTAACTTCTAAGTTCTCCTAGTGTATTAGCACCAATTTTAATCAGTCCTTCTGACCCTGTGTGTGTTGCCATTTTTTGTTCTCCTGTTTGTTTATATTAAGGAGTGCCAGATGTGTATTGATACATAACTCGCACCACCATTCTGATACCACCTATTGGGAATAAAACTCCTTCATCAGTAGAAACTTCTACTACCTGAGTTTGTTTTGCATACCCACCTCGTGTTCTATCAGAATCTAGTCTAGTTTCAATCGTTGTGATTAACTCATTACGTTTTGTGTCAATATTACTTGTAGTTCCTTTGACATAACCAACGATTACAAAATCTGCTGTTGCTTCTCTTAATGCACTTGAAAAACTTATAGTTCTATCTGATCTAACTTCATTTCCTGATTGTACGAAACAAGCTGGATATTGTTGCTCAGATAATTCATCAACATTAAATGGTTCTCTAGTAACCTTCTTTAAAGTTATAGGAGATGTCCCTGTTGAAATAGTTGTTACTATATTATTTGCTATATCTTCTCGTTTGCTCATTTAATTGTACTAAGTTTGTTATATTCTTTCATAAATACATTCATTATTGGTTGTATTTCTCTTGCACCAATAGCAAAGAATTTTCTTTTCTTTTGATTGCCTAGTGCTTTAGTGTTTTGGAATTTGTTTGCAAAATAAATGATTGCATAACTTGGATTAGATTTTTGTGTTATGTTTGAAAGCATCTGACCTGAGAAGTTTAAATCTGGGAATTGTACTTGTCGCCCAGCATTTTTTCTAAATGTTTTATAAGCTTCTGTATATGGTGGGAATGAATTGCCATCTGCACTTGTTCCTCTTTGAGTTCTTTGTTTAATTAAACCCATTAAGAATTCAGCAGTTCTTCCTAATGCAGTCTTAACTATTTGTGGTTGCTCTCTTACTTGTTTTTCAAAGTTCTTTGCAACTTGTAATGAGTTATCTTCAACAGTTATTTTCATCTGATAAGTTGAAGTCTATGATAAGGTGCTTTTTCAGCATCTTTGATTGTATTAGAATCATCAGCATCATATTCAACACCATCTCTTAAAATATCTTCAAATTCACTTGAATACATTTGTTGGTAATGTTTCATCATTACTTGAAATCTATCTGGGTTATCATTTGAATTAAATTTAGTTAATTGTGGACAAGCATAAAAACCAATTACTCTAAATACAGATAGTCTTTTAAATTGTGAATCTGTTAATAATGTTGCGTTCATTTCAGTTGTATTAAGCAAAGATATATCTCTATAAGTTTGTTTAACATAAACTGGATACCATTTTATTCTTAGTTCTCTTTCAATATCTGCTCTTGCTTGTGCGTGATAATCGTTTGGAGTTGTGAATGATGCTATTCCAAAAGTTAAAATATCTGGTTGGTAAAAAGTTAAATCTGTATCAGTTGAAAAGTTTGCCATGTTAATCCTTTATAATATATTTTCTTCTTATTTTTCTCGGAGTTACTTTAGCAAATATTTCAGCTTCAGTCATTCCTAGTTCTTTGTCAAATCCGTAATGTGCGTTTGATGAATGTTTAAATCTATCTACTAACACATAGCGATAAACATAATCCTTGTTTTTAAAATGCAAAACTGTTTTTGGACTGTCTATCTGTTTCATTGTAGTTGGTGGGGCTTTTACACCCCACCAAAATAGCATTAATTAAAATGCCGCATCAGTTGTTACTGCTACACCAAAAGATTCTTTAACTACTGCTTTACCATAAACGATAGAAGCAACAATTTCAGTCGCTCTAAGAGACGCATCTCTTTGAGTTTCAATTTTGAAATCTTCTTTCATAGCTAGTCCGATAGAAGCAGGGTGGAATACTCCGCCTACTGAATCATCAGAAGCATCAATAGATAAGTTAGCATCTTCAAATACATCAATACCAGCAATTCTTCCGATATATCCGTTTCTTAATGCTTCGTTACCAATTTCTGATAAGGCATAAGAAGATGTGCCGTAACCAGCTTGAGTTAAAGTTTTCTTTAAATTGAAAACTGCTTTAGGGTGAAACACACCATAATAAGGTGCTGGAACACTTAAAGTTCTTAACTGTGCTTGTGCTTTGAAAAGCAAATCAGCAGTTAATTCTGTTCCTGCCGCACCAGCAGTATTCGTAGTAAAGCTAGAGAATAATCCTACTAGGTCAGTATCAACTTTCTTAGCGATTGCTTCTCCGAATAATTTACCAATATCAGCACCTACATTTCTAGAAGCTGAACTAGCACCTAAATCTGTAAGAGTTGTCATAACACCAATTTCTGAAGCTGTGATAGTTGCAGATGTTGGGTTTACTGCTGTATTAGACAAATCAGTTGCTTCGTTTACTGCCGCCGCACTGATTGTAGGATAAACTGGCACTTCTGCAGTTTTTCCTGAATCCATTAAAGGATATAGAGTTACAAGAGGTCTCATTACTGAAGTCTCTTGGAATGTGAATATAGCTTCTTGAGTTATATTCGTAAAAAGTTCCGATAGTGTAGAACTTGTTGTTTCATTAGCCATTGTTTTATTTTAGTTAGTTGTTAAGTTACTTTCATTTTAAATAAACCCTGATCTCTTTGTTTCCTCATTTCAGCATATAATTTTCTGTCATTCGGATTATTCAAATCAAGATCACCTATTTTTAATTGCTTAGGCGATGCACCACCAATCTTACTTTGTGAACCTACTCCACTTTGAGTAGCCATCACATGATGAGGATTGTTTTTTAAATATTCAGCAACCAAATCATTTACAGTCATTGGTTCACCTTTATCTGTATATCTAGGAGTTCCATCCTCGTTTATCACTTCAGTAGAACCTTGTTCGTTAAGTCTAACATTATTTCTAAGTAACTGTTTAACTTCTGCTGGTTTAACAGCTTTCAGTCCACTAGCTACATTGACTAATGTTTCGTCTATACGAATCCTTTTTAATTCAGATTCCAACGATTGAATTTTTGAATCCTTTTTTGATACTGTTTCCTTCAGAACTTTATCAAACTCGCCACGTTGTTTAGCGATCTCAAGTTCCTTTTCTTTTTTTTCTTGAAGTAGCTTTTTAGCTTCCTCAATATCTATTCCATCAAGTTTATTAGAAACAGTTTTTTTATAACGTTCTAATCTTCTTTGAACTATGTTTTCTAACTGATCTGCTGTGAAAACTTTGTTCTCAGTTTCTTGATTTGCAGAAACTTCTACTCCAGCATTTGTTTGAGTTGCTGTATTCTCAACCGACTCTTGTTTTACTTGGTCGTTCATTGTTTGTTCTCCTTCTATATTGTTATAATTGTCAATTATCAAGGAAATTGTAAAAATGCAACAAAGTTGTTGCTAAAATGTTCTAATCTGCTGTGTATTCAAAAGTACCATCTTCTTTGATAGTTCCCCAATCTGTGCTTATTGGTTGCCAATGATGCCTACAATTATAACCACCTCTGTCTAAGAATGGGTCGCTACCAGATTTACCTTGCCAATCTTGTTGCCATAATGCTCTAGCTTCTTCTTCAGTAAATACTTGATTAACGTGTTCTACGCAAAAATCTCTACTATCTCTAATAACAGTTCCATAATAAACATAACTAGTTAATCCTAATTCATCTGCTCTATATTTTGCAAACTGTCCATCAAATCCCATTAAAGCATCTTGGACTATTTGACCTGAATAGACTGCAAGATTTGCACCTGTAACAGTAGAACCATAAGTTTGTTTTAGTTCATCTACTGCTGTTTTATAATCTTCTGTGTTGGTCTTACCAGCAATCTTTTGTTTTTGTATAAAGTTTACAAGTTCTTGCTGTTTTTTAGTATCTGCTTGTTGATAGATTCCATTGATTGTGCTTCTAATTGTATCAACGACATCAGCAAATGGTTTTCCTACTAATGATGATTGATAAATTTCTTGTGCCAATGTGTTAGTAAATTCAGTAGCTAAGTTTTGAAATTGACTAAATGCTATTTTCTTTAACTGTTGGATAGTTACTAAATCAGCTTCTGTAATTTGTTTAAATTCGTTTGGTATTGGAAGTTTTCCATAAGTTGCAACAATTGTTCCTGCAATCTTATCATAATCATTTATGAATGTTTGAACCTTAGCTAAATAAAGTTCTTCTATTGCTTGTTGTAATTTTGGTCTTATTTCAATCGCTAGTCTTGTATTAAATAATGCACCATCTTGTATTGGAAGTTCTGATACAGATTGAACAACTCTAGTCTCTAAAGTTCTTAAAGTATCGTTTAATAGTTTTTGATGCTGTGCTTCTAAATTGTTTACTGCTCTTGCTCTAATACTTTGCAGTTCTTGTAATAAATCTTGTGCCACATTAAACTGTTGGTAATGTTATTGGTTGTTGTGGAAACTCACCGATTGCAGTTGTATTGTTATCAATTTCAGAATTGATTTGTTCTAATGTCATATCATCATCAATAACTGTTTTAGCAATTTGTTTATCAATCTCTTTAGAGAATGTTGCAGATTTAATGTTACTTGCTTTAGCCGCTTGTAATAATTCTAGATCAGTTGCCCAGTCTCTAATGTCAAATGATTCAGGATATTCTATTTCTCCATCAAATACTGTTTCTTGCCAGTCAGCAAATAATCTCCATATTTGTTCTTCTGCAAGTTCCATAAGTTTTGATTTTTCAGATAGTCTTGCATTTAATAATTCAAATTCAGTTCTTAGTGCTATACCAGATTGTACTCGTTCAGCAGTTGCTCTAATAGTTCCTACATGAGATAAACGATTGATTGCTTCTACTTTGTGATTGATTGATTTTAATACACTATCAAGATTGCTTCCACTTGGTTGTAGTATGTAAGGTTTTAAATTTGCATCTAAGTTTTCAGGGATTTCAATTATACTTCCTGCACCTGCACCTGCATCTGTGTCTTTGGTCTTAACTAATGATGGGTGATTAGATAATCTTATGATTTGTTCAATCTCAGAAAATTCATTATAGATTGCCTTTTGTAAATCAGCGACATCAGTTAAATCAGAAACTCCAAGTCCTCTCATTGGTGATCTTTGATTGTATAAAATAACTGCTGGTATTCTTTGAATTGGATTTGGAACTGAATCAATTAATTTAGGTTCATCTCTATTCTTGTTTGAAACAAATACTGTATCAATTTTATCTATGTACCAAAGTTTATAATAATCTCCTTCTTCAACTGAAGATTCTCTAATTTTTAAATAATCTAAATAATAATATCCTGCTGGGTTTCTTGTGTAGTGCCAGTCTAAAACATTCTCAGGTGTGTATATGTTTATGTAGGGTCTAATTCCTTGATCTAATTCTTCTGCTCTAGTCATTACGTTTGTAGAAGGTTTGTCAATTAATAACCAGATATGTCCATAAACAGAAGCTAGTCTTTGTGCTTCTCTCATTAAATCATCAAATGATCTACCTTCTAAATCTGCATCATCTAAAAATTGTTCTACTGATAAATCATCTTGTAATGTTCCAAGCTGTCTTGTTGGTTCTACTCTAAACAAAAATGAAGAATAAATATCTACAATGTTGCGACAATGATTATCTAAAGCTGTGTACTGAATACGTTTATAATATTCATTTTCAAATTCTAATTGGTAGGGTTGTAAGTATTTTCCGTCTTGGTATTCTTTGCCACCTAAATATGATCTGATGAAGTATTCCCATCTTGGCATCATACCTTTGTATTGCGAATGTTGTGCTTCTATTTCTTGTCTTGAATAAGCCATTAAGAAAATCTCTTAGGTTGTGATTTAGGTAAGTTAGATGATATTGGAAATAAATATTCTATTGCGTACCCTAGTGCATCAGTCATGTGGTCAAAGCCATTTCCCTTTTCAGGTTGATTAGTGTTTTCCTTATAAACTTGTTTCATTAACGAATTTATTAGTGTTTTACAAGAAGGATTAATAAAAATACTTCTTTTTCCTTCAAATGACTTTAATTTACTATTAACAGAATTGACTCTATCTCTAATTAAAGCATGAGTAGATTTACACTTAACATTTAATCCAGCATTTTGCAATATAGTTAAATCAGTTCTACCACCAGCAGAAGTCTTGCGTTGTCTTGAAGCTGGGTCAGGATAAACAATCATCTTTTGTTTTGGGTATCTGCTAAACAGTTCATCAATAAATTCATCAGTATTAGAACTGTAAATAACTATCTCATCAAAGATTTCTACAACTCCATTCTTAACGTGGAATAAACAAGCACTCATCGGATTAATGTTAAAATCAAGTCCCAAGTGTATCATAGCTTGTGGGTCATACTTACATTCCTTAACATTTTCTTGCCTATCAAAATTATAATAGACAACTCCTGAGTATGTTTCAAATGAAGCTAAATACTCTTGTCTAAATGTTCTCTCATCTAAATCATTCATAGCTTGTCTAATTTCTTCTTGATCTACTTGACCACCATCTAATGTTGTGTACTTAAATGACTTCCACTCAGGGTCAGAACCTAATCCTTTTTGATAGATGTCATAAGACCAGTTACCATAACCTCTTGGTGTTCCTATGAATAATACGTTTCCTGTTACGTGTTTATCTGAGATTGTTGGTCGCAGAACTTCAGTCCAAGCTTCAACTGGTATATCTGCATACTCATCAAGTAATAGGAAATCCAATCCTACTCCTCGTAAATTATCAGGAGACTTATCAGCACCTTTTAAGCTTATTTGTGAACCATTCCTAAGTATCAAAGATAGTTCTGTTTCATTAGCATATTTAATCCATCTTTTTTCTATGACTAATTTCTTGAGTTGCTTCCACATAATCTCCTTACTCATTCTGTAAGTTGGTGCTACATAAAATATCTTTGAGTTTGGTTTGCGACTTGCAAATCTTAGAAGTTCATACATGGCTAAGTGTGTCTTGCCGAATCTTCTTCCTGTAATTAGAACTCTAAATCTATTTGGACAAGTATATACTTCTAGTTGTGGTTTACTAAATGGCATTAGTTATCCGATCTTACACTTTTATCTAAATCGTTCTCTAACTTTTTAATGTAAATTTCTTTGGCTTGTATTTCTTCGTTTAAGATGTCTATTTTTTTTCTAAGTTCGTAAATGATTCTCTCTAAGTCGTGGCTACCACGCATACTTGCATCAATCATACGTTTTGTTTTTTTTCTTCCACACATTTGAACATTAAATCCTTATAGATAATACCTTGTTCGTTTAAAGTTTCTATAATTAATTCGCCTTGTTTCTCGCCAAATCTATTACAATCTTCTAAAGTCTTGAAGGTTCTACCATCTTCCATCTTTAAAAATATGGGTCTATACTCCTGCCCATTAAAGATCAGCAAGAAGAATACTACAAAGTATTCCACTACTTTTTCTTATTCTGATATGCCCTCAAATATCTTCTGCCTAAAGCTACTGCTTCAGATTTGCTTTTGCCTTTATAACCCCAAGCTTCTAAACTTAGTTTTAATCTAGTCTTACGTCCCTTCTCATCAAACAATCTACCTCTAGAACTTCCCATTCTAACTAAGAATGAACCTTTGCGTCTATATTCAGTTAAAGTATCTGGTCTTGATTTAACTGGTGGTCTTAGATTGCTACCAGTTGCCCTGTTATATCTTGCTCTACCTCTAGATGATAAACCACCTCGTTTATTCTTATCAGATTTTATTAAACTAAACTTCATTAATTTTCTTTGTGTTAATTGTTATTGGTGCAGTTGGTTTTCTAATTTTTAAGTTATGTTTTTTCATCAATAATAATACAGTACAATTATTACAAGCTTTTATATGTTGTTCTAGCTTGTTTGTTATTTCCTTTTTACAAAATATACATTTACTTGCCATCTTCTACCTTTAATTCAATAACTTCTTTTTTATCTTCTACTATATCATAAATTGGTAATGGTGTATTCTCATCTGTGTTTTGTATCTTGTCAGTTTGTCCAAGATAAACTTTACCAAGCCACATAGCCATTATGCTAGAATTTAATTTAGTAGCTATATCAAATTGGGTTTTACGAATAGTGTGCTTTGCGTTAGCAACCCCACGTTTAATTGCTTCTTTAGCTTCTTGATTTCTTTGTATGGTGTCATGTGAACAACCAATAATATCGCCAATTTCAGTAAGGGTACACATTAAGGAAGCCAATTTCTCTATTTGATCTAAAACTTGTGGTGTAAACGCAAACGGCTTCTTTCTTAAAGGTTTGCTATTATCTATTACTAGTATCTCTTTGCCCATATTAACCGACTATGTTCGTTAAATGTTCTATTATTACTTTTTAAGAGACTTGTAAAGAAACTCTAGTAATTCTTGGTTCTGGTAAAGTACATGACAGATTCCGTTTGCTAATGAATTGCAAGTTATTTCTTCTGCTTTTGCTGGTGCGTCAATCTTATATTCGTCATGCAGTAGATGGAATATCTCGTGAAGTAGTGTGTTGCTCATTTCAATAGGAGATAAAGATTTGTCTATGGTCATTAAATTTTGGTCTGATTCAAATTCGCCGAAAATCTTTTTCTTAGATGCTATATCGTGTTCAATATAATCTAACTTAACAAGTCTGCTTCCAAAGACTATTTCGTTAGGTAAACTCATCTGCCTTTTAGTTTTTTGGCTATGTAAAGGTTCTTAACAAAGCTAGATTTCTTGCCAAACTTTTGACCTGCTGATCTTCTAGCTGATTTGTAAGCTTTTGATTTTGTATTGAATGGTTTTGGTTTGCCAAGACTTGCTGGACGTTTTCTTTCCCAAATAGGTTTTTTCATTTTTTCTTTTTAGGTTTTTTTGGCACTCTATAAGTTCCCTTAACTCGCATTTTGTTTTTGATAAGAACTGCCAAAGTTGTTGAAGTTGTTTCTCCTGCCATTAAAGTTTACCTTTATATTTAGTTAGTATCTGCTTAACATGATTTGCGTATTCTTTGCTAGTGCTAAAATTGTCTAAAGCATCAGCTAATTTCATTGGGTCTTTTGTTCTTTGACGCATTTGTCTAAATTCTGTGTAATGGTGGTTATGGTTAAGTGTCAGGATATAACTTTTAACTGACTGGCATTTAGTTTTAAATGTTTTAACTCGCCAATTTATTGATGGGTCTTGTTTTGCAGGAAGCATACCATCTTTAGACCATACTCTAATTCCAAATAAGTTGTTGCCTTCAACTGCAAATCTTGATGTTCCAAAATTAGACTCTACAATCGCCTGTGCTATTATTAATGCTGTTGGTATTTGTTCTTCCTTCCTTATGTCTAGGTTATGATAAGCAATACATTTCTGCATTGATACAATAAACCTTTCGCTAGACATATTTTCTACTTTAGGTTCAAAGAAACCTATTTTTCTTATTTCGTCTATTGTTTTTTCTCGTATTTTTTGTTTTGTGATTTCATTCGGAAAGAATGTTCCACACACAAAAACCAAAGACAAGAATAAACAGACAATAGAATAGTCCCATAGTTTTATACTAAGTATTTTTGAGTTCATTTTAAGGTTAGATAACCTTCCAGCTTTTCAGCTTATCTGTGATTGAGTTTATTCCTCGTCAGAATCTTCTTCTTCGTCATCTGAAAAGTCATCATCTGAATCATCATATTCAGATTCATCATTTTCATATTCGTCAAGAGATGATTCTATTTTGTCCCTGATCTTAGCATTAAGATCGTCAGCTTTATCCAAAAGCTTCAGGATTTGTTCTAGTGTTTTGTCCATAACTATTTTCTCCTGTTAGTTAATGGCAAATCAAATAAAGATATTTTAAGGTTATGTAAATATATAAATTTTAAAGGGGGTAATATTTCAACCCCCAAACCTATATAGTATGTGTCTATTATAAAGATTTAGTGTTTAATATCAAGAATTTAATGTTTGCAGAACCCATTTCTCATAATCTTCTGCGTCAAGTTTTTCACGCATAATTTCATATTCGTTTTTGGGTCTCGGTTTCTCAATGATCTTGGTTTTTAAGTCTTGCAAGGTAGGAATAGTAATTTTCTTAGGTTTATCAGTCATACTGCTAAGACTTAACATATTTTTATCTATACTAGTAGTATTAGTAGTAATAGTTGTTGTTCTGTTTGTTAGTTTTTGGTTACTTTGAGGTTCTATATCTTGATATTTGCTATATTTTACAATGGTATATATGCTTAAATTTTTGGTTAGTTTTTGGTTGATGTTGCCAGATTTTTTTAAATTCTTAATAATGGTTTTAATGTTCTGCAAAGAAATATTAAATTTTCTAGCTAAATCCCTATAAGCTATTGAAACATCACCTCTATTTAAAGTTAATTTCTTTTTACGATAAACAACCTGAGATGATTTATGTGAAGCCATAGCAACCAAGTAAATAAACACAGCAACCTCTAACTGATTATTAAAATCCTTAGAGTTAAAAATCTTCCTATGTAAAGCTATCCAACCATCAGTCATTTTAAATCTTCCCTAACAAGTTCTATAACTTTATTAGTAAATGATTTAAGACCATTCTTTTGGGTATCTTTTACTGATGCGTAAATGCTAAACCAAGACTTTTTATAATCTTTGCCAATCTGGGCAAAAGACTGTTTAGTGATTGATCTAATTACTGCTAGTAAAACTTTATTGTGTGGGACTGTAAAGAAATTAATATCTTTGTATAGTTTCTTATCGCAAAGAATCTTTTTTGTTGATTCTGATATGCTCTCGGTAGTCAAGTTTGCCATTGTATGCACCTTCCTGTTTAGCTTGGTTAATTTTATTACAAGGAGATATACTAGCTAATTTCATAGAAATCAATATAGGATTTATATTATATTTTTCAAAGAATTCTAATTCGCCTATTTGGTGTTGTAATGAATGGCAGGTAAAGCACATTGGTATTAAAAATTTGCAATCTCTAATTCCTTTACCAACATTACCTAACTTAGGAATTGATCTAATATGACATGCCTGTACTTGAGTATCATTACCGCAAACTACACAAGGAAATGATGCTACAAACTTCTGATGCTTAACAGAAGTAATTATGTTTGCCTTCCGAATTTGCACTATTTATATTTCTTAGCTTTTTTCTTTGCAGTTCTAGCAACCGACAATGCAATAGCCACAGCTTGTTTTTGTGGTTTGCCATGTTTTATCTCAGTACCAATATTCTTAGAATTGATTTTTGCGAATAACCGATAATTGGACTCATATTATCTCCTATGTTTTACGTGGTGCTGGGAAGGCACAGCACCACAATTACTAGTATTATCAATAATAGAACAAAATAGCAACGAATAAGCCATTGATTTAATTGATATAATTCTTGTATAATTATCCACAATTATCAACTTTAAAGCTTGAACTATTTATTTTTATAATTATATTGATTCTATATAACAAAAACAAAAAGGGAAAATATGATAACACTAACTGATAAAGAAACTAAACTGGTAGATTATCTTTTAGCTAATACAGATGGTTCTGATTCACATATTTGTTCAGAACAATTTATGGACTTAAAAGAACTTGGTTGGTCAATGGAAACATTAAAAGGTGTTTTTGGTTCTTTGGTAAATAAAAAAATTTTAGCTTATGGAGATTTTATACCTGAACATAATGCAGAATTTTATCATTGGACTGTACCAGTACATGAGGAAAGACAAAAAAGCACACTTGATGGAAATTATATTCCAATTAATAGTGTTGAAGAATTGTTATTAAAAATAAAAAACAACTAAAACAAAAGGAAGAAAATATGAAAATATTAAATCACCCAGAAGCAACAGTTGATGATTTAATTAGTGCTAGTATGTATTACGAAGCTAATAAGAAAAAAATCAAAGCACAAAGATTAGGCAAAGACTGTTATCAATATATTAATCAATATATTGATAATGAAATAAAAGGTAAAGCTGTTGTTGAAGCTATACTTGACGACTATCATAAAGTTAAATTTATAGATGCTTCTTATGATGATAAGAAAAAATTTGTAGATTGGATTAAAATGTTTAGTTGTAACAAAGTTACATTATTAAATTGTGATAGTAAAAAGTACACATTAAGTGATTCGCTTTTTATAAAATATAGATAAACTTTATCAAGGAAGGAAATATGAAAGAAAAAATAACAGTTATAAAAGACAATTTAAGTTTTTCTGAATTACCAATAGTTCTTCAGGAATCTTTAATACATAGTTTGGCAGATGATTTGTTAAGCAGAAACGAATCTGAAAGAGATAAAACTTTGCATCATGACAAAGATAGTGCTTATGCTATGGCCAAACTTCATTATACAGAATGGTCAGATTATAAATACGTTCATTATAACAGTTCTGTTTATGGTTGGAGAGTTGGTGAAGTAGGAAAGGAAAGTTGGAGATGAAAAAACAACTAGCAAAATTACTCAAATCATACCATAAGAAATGGGATTGCTTTGGTAATAAAAAAAGGAAACGTAAATGAGAAACACAGGTGTAATTTGTTCAATGAGTTACTATGAACTAAAACTGATGACGGCAGTTCTATCAAGAATCTTATTGGATAATGAAATTAGAGGAGAGCATACAAAGAAACGCATCTATTCTCTAATAGGTAAA